CCTTTATATCGGTGTTTGAACTGCTTTCCACTGTTGTACCGCAACCAACAAGCGATACTGCAAAAACTGCGGTTAATGCTAACGCTATGAGTTTTTTCATCATTCATCCTCCTAAATGTTAAAACAATATAGTTTTTATTTAATCATACACTAACATTTAGGGAATGTCAACAATATGTGATACGATACTACACTACACAAGCGAATTTATGAAGTCAAGTTCCTCTTTATCTTCGGCTGTGAGTTTGGGCTTTAGGTCGATAAGTTCTTTATGTTCGCTGTAAAAATCCCGTTCGGTTTTGTCGAGCTTCTTATGCTTTGCCTTTTTGGTGCGAATTGAAATCACCTGTGTAAACAAGCCGTCGCCCACTTCATTGAATAAGCCGAGAAAAGTCCACCAGTGCATATAATCGACCGTGCGTGTTTCCGCTCCTGCAACCTTATTGAGAGCAGGGAAGATTATATGTCCGTCCTGTTCCCAATCAAGCACACGAACGGGGAGCTGTTTGCCCTGTGGAATATCTCCGCCGTCAAGATACCAAGTTGCCCTGTCAAGTGCCTTTTGGTAATTTTCGGGAATCTCCTTGTAAAGGCACTCGACACACACTCGGCATTTTTCAAAATCGTTCAGATCATCGTCTGCATAGGCTTTGAAAATCAGCAGAGCAACACGGAAGTCGGAATTGATTTCGTAGTTTCTGCCGTCAACCTCAAGGCTTTTCGGTAGTAATTCAATCACTTTTTCACCTGTGAAGTGTATTTGCCGACTTTCTTATTGGAAATTTTCTGTGCCGATTCAAAATCAGCCTGCATAACAGGAATAAGCACTTCAAGGAAGTTTTCAAAAATCGGCTTACCGCCCGCAAGTGAAAGACAGTTAATTTCACCAAAGGCAACCGTGCAGACATCCGAACCGAAAATGTAGTTAATCTGTTCTCTGATGTCATTGTCGCACTCGGTGATAAGCTGAATTGCGTCTGTGTTTTCAGCTTTTTCAGCGTTTTCATACTTCTTCTGAATCTGCTCAATATTCTTGACTGCCTCGTTGAGCCTTGCAAGAATGCCCACATCCGCGGTATTGATACGGATTACTGCGTTTTCGTCATCGCCAATCTGATACTCCTTGTAACCTCTGTCAAAAACAAGTTTCTGCATAAATCAATCCCTCCCCAAAGATTAAACCGTTGCGGTAAAGGCCGGCACTTTCTTCTCAATTGTAGCCGTACCCTGCTGTCTGTCGCCGTTAAATGCGATGTTGAACGGAATGTTCACACCGCCCTGAGCACCGCCGTAGGACTGTGGCTTTACGATACAGGTTTCAGTCCAAGCGTCATACGGACCTGTCTTCTTATCAACAAGGACTTCAAGAATTGCAGTCTTGCAGTCGTCACCTGTAAGGCGGTTCATTGCAATATCCTTAATCTTTTCATAGATTGCATCGCCTGTGTTTGCGTAATAAGTGTCTGCGTCAATTGACGGTTCATAGCCGTTATCGTTTACAACGGTTTCATCAAGAATGTTCTTGACTGTTTCTGTGTCGGGGTTGAGTTCAACGGACATATCTTCAATATCTCTGCCAATCAAAAACCACTTAGGGGTTTCGCCTGTGCCAAACGAAGCGTCAATGTAGTGCATAAGATAACTTCTTTTGAGTTTACCGATATCGGGTGTTGTTGCCATAATTAAAATTCCTCACTTTCGATTTTGTAATCTGCGGTAATCTGTAACTGATACATTACATTACCGATTAAATTGCTGTCGGGTATGTCATAAAGCATACCGTTTGAACAGGTTATTTTTGTGAGCGTACCTGCAAGCTCATTGTCGCCAACCGTTACGGTCAGCGTTTGCCCATTCGCCTGTTTTTCAAGCCACAGCTGTAACTCGTTAATAAGTCCGCTGTTGGCAAGTCGGTCATAGTCATTAACCGACTGATAAACAGCGTACAAGATGAATGTGTGCTGTCGCTCCTGATTGCCGAGAACATCGGATTTAATCAGTGTGTCGCCTGTCGGAGATAAGCCGTAGCTGTCGGTGTCAGGGGTTGTGTAGTCAATGTGCAGAACATCGTTCAGCTTTGGAAAGCTCATCACAATGCTCCGCATAAGTTCAATTATGTTCATTCTGCCGTACCTCCTGCCACTTTAGCAGCACCCTGTAAAATCTCTTTTTTACGGTCAGCTTTCATTCGTTCAAACCACATCTTGCCGGCAAGAGGGTGCTTTGCCCGAGAATAAACAAGCATTTTGCCTGTGGGGTGTTTCTTCTGTCCTTTAGGGCTGAAATAACCCACAATAACACCGTTTTCCTTAATCGGGATATTGGGACCGTAAACCTTGCCGTAGTAGAGATACCTCGCATACGGTGTGTTCTGATGAATTTCACCCGAGCCTATAACCGTTGAGAGGGTTGCCGACTTTTCAAGCACGCCGTTTCTGAACGGTGTATAGGGTTTCATCAATCGTAAAACCGTGCTGTCAACATACTTTTGCACCTTTAACACATCGGCATTTTTGCGGACTGCAAACTTTTTATCCCAGAGGAAACCTGCCGTACCGTTTTTCGACTTGATGACAAAATCGGGCGGTTGAACAATCTTCATGCAATCACCTCGCCGAAATTTTGATGTGCTGTAAATCGGTTACGCCGTAGAGCTTTTCATCAATCGACATAACCGCATAGCACCTGTGTTTTTGCTTTAGCGTTTTAAGGCTCTGTGACACGCTCTGAGGGTTTGAATTATCAAAGGTAAAATTACTCTCGTCCTTAATAATAATGTCCTGTGCGCTGTTCTGAGGAGTACATAGCTGACCTGCAAAAAGGTTTTCGCTCGGCTTTAAAAAGCCGGGCAAAAGCCCTGCGGATTCAATCGGAATATACACCGTCACGCTGTCAGCGTTCTGCATTCCGCTTTTAAGCACATTGCGAGCCTTGTTCTCCTGCCAATGACATTCGGGAATGAAATATCGGTCATAGCCTGAGCCGTTGAATCTGTAGATTGTGCAGGAGCTTTCAGGGGTAATAATCATCTGCGACCACCTCTGTACAACAAATCGGTGTCGGCAAGATACTTGTAAATTGTGTGTCTGACAGCCTTTTTATGGGCGGTTTTACGCTCTTCTTCGGACACATAGCTTACGGATTCATCACCGACGCTTGCAGATGAAATTCCTGAATTTGCGGACTGCTTTTCATCGTTATACACAAGCTCTGCAAGCTCACAACAGCAGAGTTTTACGCTTTCGGGAATATTGTTCCCGTCAACATTTTCGCCTGTGTATGCCTTAATGAGCAGGGTTGCAGAGCGTGCATAATAATCAAAGGCGGAAACAATGACCGCCTTTCTGCCACAGAGATATTCAGAGATGTAATAGCCTTCATCGGCATAAGTGGTCATAGTAACACTCCTTTAAGCCTCTACGGCTGAATGGCAGTAGATACCTGCCTTTTTATTCGCATAAACATCGGCAATACCGACCATACGATAACCAAACTTCCAACCGTCAGAACTCTGATTAACTGACGGCTCAATAACCTTTGTGTCAAGGTGCTTTGTGAACTGAATCGGAGCAGAGCCGTGAATAATCATAAAGTTGATATTCTTGCCCGAAGTCGCCTTTTTGTAACCGCCCTTTTCCTTGCTTGAGGATGTGCCGTCAAGCTGTTCAATTGCTGTATAGAATCTTGACTGCGGCACAAGTGTGGTATCTGCAAAACGGCTGAGAACCTCCCTTGACTTTGTTGTATCGAGATCCTGCACAAGACCGTAAAGCGGTGATGTGATGAAAAGGTGTCTGTTCTCGAAAGGAACTTCGTCCTCATCCATTTTTGTTGAGGCTGTGCGGAGAGCCTTTACAACCTCTTCGCCTGTTGTGAGAGTTGCACTCACGGAAGAAATACCGCTTGTACCGGCATACTTTGCAAAGCGGAAAGCGTCAAGCTCGGGAACAACCTTTGTGCGGATAAACTCGCCCGAAAGTCTGCCGAATGCAATGCCTGCCGTTTCTGCATTATCCATTGTGTCAACCGTGAACATTCTGCCACGGTCAAAGTTACATTTCACGGTTTCGTTCGTAAGCTCAACATCGCCGTCAACATAACCGCTGTTGCGTGAGTAGTCTGCAAGACCGTCCATTGTGAGCATCGGAATGATAAGCTCGTTTGCGTTAGCGCCCTGTGTTGCAAGGTCTGACGCACCGTCAATTTTGCTTGTGAGTGCCGACTGCTTATAGACCTCATCAAGCAACGCTGTGTACTGTTTAAAAAGTGCAATTGTGTTTGCCATAATAAAATCACCTCATAGATTTAATAAAATTATTTCTTTTCGGCAGAAAGTCCCATAGCCGCACGCATTGACGCAAGCGGATTTGAGCCTGTACCGCCGTTACCTGTTTCGGTTGCACCGACAGGATTCTGAAAAGGCTCATCAGAACCGAACATATAGCCGTTTTCGGACTTAACCTGTTCGAGAGCCTTTTTGATGTCATCTGCCTGATTTTTAGATGTTTTCAGGTTTTCAAGGTCAAGCAGAGCCTTGACAGCCTTTGCATTTTTCGCACCGCTCTTTGAAACAGCGGTGTCAAGAACAGAGTTAAACTCCATATCCGCAATCCTTGTCTGATACTCATTCTCTTTGGTTTCAAGTTCGCCGTTGAGCTTTTTGATTTCGCCCTTGAGCTCGTCCACATTGACACCCTCAAACTTTTTGAGTGCAGTCTGTGCAGTTTCAAGCTGTGACTTGTAGTTGTCCCTTGATGTGCGGAGCTTTTCAACCTCTGACACGGTTTTGTAATTATCCGCAAAGGCTTTTTCAAAGTCTACCTTTTTATCTTCGGGAACTGTAAAGCCGATTTCGGAGAGAAGTGTGTGTATATTCTTCATAGTAAATCCTTTCTGCATAGCTTGTATTCCGCTTTGCCTGCGGTAGAAATTCAGCCGTTGTAACCTACGGCAGGGTAAAATAAAAGCACCTTACATATTCGTAAAGTGCTTAATCTGCTTTTTCTGTTTTAACTGCTTTGGTTCTCGGCTTTTTGGGAGCGTCAGGCTTGACCTCTTCTGCAAAACCGCCGTCAATGAGTTCCTTTGCTCTCTGCTCGGAACATTCAAAAACTTCATTCACAGGTCGGGTTACATAACCGTTCTGCCTGTCATTAAATGCTGTTGTCACTCTGATTTTCATTCTGTCACCACCTTTCTAAACCGGTCGAAATCGACGGGTTTAAATACAAAAAAAGCACCCTATAATCAACATTGCTGTCGGTTATAAAATGCTCAATTCGTAATTTTATGCTGTTTTTGTGAATTGCATATAACAAAACCGCCCTTTTTACGGAGCGGTTAGCTTTTGTTTCTTTGTTTTTCAAGTTCTTTAATTATTTCGTCAAGACGTTTTGAAGCTTCTTCGTTAGAACCATCTAAAACAGATTTGTTTATTTCTTCCATTCAAATAAACCTCCTTCTTGATGTTTACTTAAAAATTTATCAATAACCTTTCTGTATTCACTATCAGAACCTGTTTTTATCCTCTTTTTTCCCATTCGTTGTAACTCTGTTAAAAGTGATAGTCTGTCGTATCCTTTCAACTTTGTTAATACTTCAATGTTGCCATCGTTTTTCACAATAGTAAATGTTTTTATACTATCATTCTTAATAAATTCGATAATATCATTTAAAGAATAACTGCTGTTTCTCGGGTGATTGTGCATAACAAATAAATCTTTGCCTTGAAGTGCTGATCCAAAATCTATTTTTTCATCAGTTCCTTTAATAGGCTCTGTAATCATTTTGGACACATCATTTTTTAACACGAAGGCAACTTCTTTATTTTCATTTTGTTCTTTTGAAAATTTCAAAAGCTCCTTGTGTTGTTTTTGAATTTCCAAACACTGCTCTTCTGTATAACCTTCAATATCAACTTTAGGAATACGACTGATAGCTTTATCGGTTATCGGAGTAATAGGCTTTTTACTTTTCTCTTTTATTATACCACTTTTACCCGATTTTGCAACAGATTCAGCGGTGATTTTATTAACATTCCCTGCTTTTTTCGGGAGTTTTGAGCCTAAGGCATTTTTGCCGTCAACGGTTATTCTTTCCCATTGCTGAGGGAGGTTCATTGCTTTGGAAAACTTTACATATTCATCCTGTCGCTGAAAGTATTTTGCCTTTGCGCCTGTGATTGTATCGTCATCGGCACCGCCCTGTGTGAGCAGTTCAATCTTCTGTCGGTCGGCACGCATTGCAGTTTCAAGCTGTCTTTGCCTCTGCTGTGCCTCATATGCCGTGTACTCTTTGCCGTTGTATTCTTTCGGCGTGTTCTCTTCCTCGTTCATACGGTCAAGTTCTTCTTCGCTGTATGTCGGAGTGTCAATTCCTTTCATAAACGGCGAATAGCTGTGATAGCAATTCGCACCGCAAAGTCCTGTGACCGTACCCAATCCGCAGACGGTTTCAAGCTCCTTTTTGCTGTACACTCTGCCCTGCCACACCTGATGTGTCGGTCTTGCCCCACGGTGATAGCTGACCTCGAAATATTCCGTGCCGAGCTGTTCGGCGTTGTCCTCGTTGACCTTTGCGACAACCTGATTAAAGCCTGTCATCAACGCCCTGCGAACCGCCACATCAACACGATTGCTCCAACCACTTGCATAATCGACGGTACGCAATCCGCTGTCGGTCATAGTCTTGACAACCTTTTTCAGCATGGTATTGTAATCAAAAGCACCGCTTGCAATCTGCATAAGTCCGTTGTCAAGTGTATCTTGATAAAACTTTGCAAGAGGAGTAAACGAAACCGTGTTGTCGGGATTTCTGACGGCAAATCCGAGTGAGCCCGTGATATTTTTAAATTCGCTTTTGGTCTGATTTTTGACCGCCTTTACAAGCTGTTGCAGTTGCTCGTTTTCCGCATAAGGAATATACTCTTTGCCCTTGTCTGCATAAAGCTCCTCATTTCTTGCATATCCCGATTTCACGACTTCGTCATAGATTCTGTCAATTTCATCGTCAGACACATCGAGCGTGCTTTGAATAAGGCTGTCTATTTCGTCCTTGCTCACGCCCAATTCATAAAGCCTGTTTATCTGCCAATCGGCGGCAGAGGTTATCTCCTCACCGTTAGCTTTCAAACGCTCCGTAAGGTCGGACATAATATTTAACTGTAAACTGCGGTACAACTGTTCCATAGCCGAGGGCAAAGCCTCAATTTCAGTCGGAGTGAACATTATTCGATAACCTCAGAGGACTGCGGAAGATTCTTTTTCGCTGTCTTTTCGTCCTCTCCATACCACTTCATACGGTACTCATCAGGTCGCATAATACCAAGGTTCAAGTCCTGAATATCCTGCTTGCGTTCGGTTTCTTCATCGGTCAGAATACTGTCCTTGAAATCGCATACAAACGAATAACCGCTTGTTGTCAGCGAATTGTAAAAGGCAAGAGCATACACCAAGTCATCAAGGCAATAGCGAAGCTGTTTCTGAATTGCCGACACGGTGTTGTACTTTCTGTCCTTTGCCGACTTAATCTCCGTAGCAGTCTTTGCGACTGTTTCGGGGTTTGAAAGGTCACCGTATGCAAGACCGACCGCAAATTCAATCATACGCAGATATGTATTCAAGCCGTCCGTAATGTCGGACTGTCGGAACGCAGGCGAAAAGTCCTTGAACAGTTCTTCGTCGCCCAAATCCACATCAACAGCACGGTACAAACGCCTGTTAAGTCTGTCGGCTTTGCCGTCCTTTAATGCGGCAGAATCAACATGAATTGCACGCTCTCCGCTTTCAAATTCCCAGTCAAGCCGTCCGAACTGCATATCGGCTTTCTGAATGATTTCAAGTCCGCTGTCAAAAATCGACATACCGCATGATGAGCCGTCAACCGTGTTTTTAATCGGCACTCTGAAATAACCGAACGCAGGTCTTTTCATATCGGGGTATGTGACCGCAGGCGGTAAGTCTGCCCACTCGTCAATGACAGCGAGAGGAATTTCAGTACCGAGAACCTCGGGTGATGCCGAGCGATAAGCCGTGTTAGTGACAGTCAAGCCCTTGTCCTTGTCAAGGCTGTGATATTCAAGCCTTGTATAGTAGTTGTCACCAATTTTCTTAAATTCGGGGAAGATGACCTTTACAAGCCTGTGCTTTGCGTCAAACTCAATTGGCACAAAAGCATTTGCCGAGATATATTGTACCCTGTCACCGCCCAAAGGCTTGATAACCATTGCACCGGTCGCGAGACCTGACTGTAACTCCGAATTAAGCTCCTCGGTTGCAGTTTCAAACAATTTTGACAGGGTTTCATTTGAGATGTTCACCGTCATTTCATTAAGTGCAATGTTCGCAAATTCTCTTGTAATCGACTGTTCAAGCCTCAAACTGATGACATTTTCATCAAGCCACGGAGCTTTGCCGACATAACAATTTTGCCATATGCCGATAGCCTTTTGCATTTCTGCCGTAATCGCACGCCGTAAATTAAGCGCCTGCCGAATATTTTCAAGTGGAAACATTCGCCTCCACACTCCTTTCAAAAAATCTATAAGTCCCATTATTCACCTCTGCGTTTCCATACTCTGTTCATTGCATATCTGACAGCGTCAATATGGTGGTTGTCCTTATCGGGATAACCGCTGATAACATTGCCGTCCTTATCACGCTCGTATTCATAGTCGAGAAACTCCTGTGCAGTATGCGGACAGCGTGTATTATCAATCACAATCTCCCGTAAAGACTGCAACCACTTCATCGAGTAAACAACCGAACCGGGTCCTTTTTCTGCCGAACGAGCCATTAAACCGTCAGCCCTGTAATCACCGACTGACTTCTGTTCTGCACTGTCGCAAGTGATTAAATCATTGCTTGTAACTCCGTGCTTAGTTCTGAGCAATTCGGCTGTTTCTTTGTTGCTTGTCTTGTTGCAATGTTCCTCGTCAAAAATAATGAGCTTGTGCTGACTTGGAATATAAGTCATACAATCATAGGCAAACGGATCAGGATACCAGCCCCAGTCAACTCCTCTGTAAAATCTGTCAAAGGTTTGAATTTCGTCATCTGTGACCTCACGAATAACAACATTATCAAATACATTGCCGCCTGTGCCGTTAGCAATGCCCATATACTCGTTTTCATAGGCGGTAGGGTTTGTTTCTTTCAGGAACTCTGCGTCATCTATAAACGGCTTTCCGAGCCATTTTGACGGTACTGTAAGGTATGTACTCTCAATAACAAGCCTGTCTTGACGGGGAATTTTAACATACTTGTTCGCCCAGTTCTGTGCAGATTTCGGAGGGTTGAACGATTTAAATTTAAAAGCCGTGTCACCGCCACGAATCACCGACTGTTCAATCTTTCTGACAGCTTCCTCGCCCGTGAACTGGTCAAGTTCTTCAAACCACACAACGCCGATATAGCCGAACGGTACTTTGATTGATTTAATCTTGCCCGGATCATCTGCTCCACGGAAGTATATTTTCTGCCCTGTGCTTATCCTTGTAATTTCAAGAGGGGACACGGTACAGTTAAACTCGCTTTCAAGACCGAGAGCAGAGATTGACCACAAAATCTGCTGATACACCGAACTGCGCAGAGTGTCGGCTACCTGACGAAAAATACAGGCGTGCATATCCTCGTTCTTCATAAGCAAATCAATAACATTCAGACTGACGAAAGACGATTTTGTTGAACCTCTTCCGCCGGGGAAAACATATTCCGAATGTTCTTTACCCTCAATATCAAAAAGCACCGACGAAAACGACGGTGCAACCATATTAGCCGGTATTCCTTTGTACTCCGAACCGTCACTCTTTGGCGGTTCAGCCTTTTTGCGTTCAATGTCGAGATAGGCATTGTCGAGCTTGATTTTATGATTTTCAAAAACATTGTCACGAATAATATTTCTTAATTCTTTAATGGAATTAACATCACCTGTTTTAGCCTTTTTGAGAAGTGCCGCATTTACAACGAGCAAATTATTGACCAAATTTTCGTCAATCTCATCAACATTAATTCCCATATCAATAAGCATTTCCCAGTCGGCAGGAGTGTTCGCAGGCAAGGAAAGTAACATATCCATAACCTGTTTCATACTCTTTTTACGGCGGCGTGACTTGCCCGAAGCCTTACCGCCCTTTGCTCCGTTTTTCACGGCTTCATCACGGCTTTGGTCAGATGTAAACGGTATTAAATTTTTCTCATTGGGCAATCACCTCACCTCTTTTATCTAATTTTCCCTCACAACACAAAACCGCCCTCAAACGAGAGCGGTCTGTGCGATTTTTTTAGTGGGACATAAATGCCTATGTTGTTTTGTTGCTTTCTTCAGTTTACATTATATCACCCTGATTCGGGACATCGGGACAAATTACCAGCGGTGACGATAACACATTTTCTTTATACTGTCGATTGTGTTATTACCGCCTACCTTTGTTAAAATCTTCGCCCAGCTGTATTTTAAGCCGAGGTGCATGAACAGGCAGTTTTCCACAAAATCATCCCGTGAGAGGCTGTTCAGAGCCGAGTTTCTGCGGATTTCAAGGTTCTGAATATCACGCTGAATATCGGCAATCTGCACCACCGCATTGCCCACTCTGTCGGATGTCTGACCTGACGGAACAATTCGTTCACCCAGCGTCACCGCCGTGTTGTCCGCCTCAGCCCGAATCCGTGCCATTTTCGCCCTGAGCCGTGAAATCTCTCGGTTGATGTCCTTAATTTCTCTTGCTGTCAATCTACTTCACGCTCCTCCTCGTCAAGCATACCAAGTTCCTGCGACAACGCAACAACAGCGGTTACAATCAAATGCAAATCCTTGCCTTTGATGTTACACATATTAAAGCAAACATCGCCCTCATCGTTATCAAGTTTACCAAAATCAATAACAAGTCCCTTTGTGATCATCTTGCTTTCATTGTTATCGTAATTAACGGTAATGTTTTTAATATCTTTCATTTTCTTCTACCTCACTTTCAAACTGTGTCGAAAGTCATCATCAGTCCTGTGTATTATGTGCCATTCTTAAATTCTTTTGCCTTGTAAATCTTGCAAAAGTGTCCTCTTGTTTTATATGTAGTTCTGTTTTTCACAAGGCAGTAACAAGATGAGGTACAAAAAAGATTATTACCCCCATAGTACACGCAGGTCGCACAACGCTTGTGCTTCTGCCTGTATTCATTTGGTGTCATTACAATTATCCTCCTTTAAAATTCCATCTTTTGTAAAAGTGCGTCCGCACTCTCCGCATTTTACACATACAATTCCGTAACTGTCTGGATTTTTGCACTCGTCACTAACATAACAATCCGCAAAAAAGTTCTTTTCATCGTAATCCTTAAATTGTTCAAGCTCCTTTTCCACACGATACGGTTCAAAATCTATTATTTCGCCCTTAATCTCTCTCGCTGTCAATCCGTATCACGCTCCTTTCTTTCAGCAATAAAATGTAAGCCTTTGTAACAATCATTACATATCTGGATTTTAATTTTTCTCTTTCTTTCAATAGGAATCACAAGCCCACTACCGGAATCAATATCCATCATCCCTACATAAAATTCCTTCATTTTAACATTGTGCGGATTTGAGATAACTTTGTTACAACAATCACACTGATAGACTCTCATCGCTCTTCACCGTCCATTTCATCAGACCAATCTAATTTCTGACCGCAATGGTAGCAGTAATTCATTATGTTGCCTGTGAATTTTCTTCCGCAGTTAGGGCACTCATATGTCTGCACATAGCGGATTACCTGTTTATCAGATTTAACAGGCTTTTTTGGCTGATTCAACGCTATGATCTTCTCAAAATCGTTGTAGTCTTTTTCGGTTTCGCATCTGATTTCAACAACTTTAAATGGCTGTTTGACAGGTTCAAATTCCATTGTTTCTTTATTAAGTGTAAATTCCATTATTTTTCACCGTCCTCAATAGGCTGAGTCCAGCACTTTACACAGTTACCGTCTTTTCTGCAATCATCTGCACCCATAAGTCCTAATCTATAAGGACAAAAAGTGGGTGTTCCGTCATCATTGAGCAGAGTATTCGGATGATTTTTTAAAAGCTCACTCAAATAAGTTTTTTGTGGGTGTTCGTCCGACCACCGCTGAACGATTTCGATTGCTTTTTCAGGGTTAAGCATTTCAAAAGCTGTACATGATTGCCCTTTATTGTTATTTATGCTACATAAAGGACAGTTAGAGCAGCCAAGTTTACATAGCCCATTCTTTGCTCTTTTCGTCATTCTTCGTTTTTCAGCGAAATAATTCTCTGTTTTTGAGCAATCAATCATTATCTTCATTCTCCTTTAATTTTTCGGTTATTCTTTTGGTTAAGCCGTTTTCATTGGTTAGGCCTTCTAAGGCTTGGAGGGCATTGATTACGGTTTGCTCGTTGGTTTGGGACTGATACATCTTACGGACGAAGTCGGCGCTTTTCTTTACATTATCCATAATTCTTTGTGAGAGCATACGGTATTCGTCTGCGTTGTCCCTGTCACGCTTATACTCCGTTCTGAGCTTGTCCTGCCATTCAAGGCAGATGTTTATGTCCCAGCCTTTATGACGGTTGTTGTAGCCGACCTTTGCAAGCCTTGAAAAGTATTTATATTCGGGCGGAGGAAAGGCTGAGTAATCAAGCTGACCGTCAATTGCTTTATCTTCAAGCTGTTCAAACACCTGTGGATTGTTAAAATCATATTTTTTCATATTACCTCCTGCGGAGGCTTGTGGTGGGTTTGGTGCTATTTTAAAGAACCCTTTCTATATATAATATTAGTTTATTTTTCTTATACGAAAGGTTAGAAAAACCCGTAAACCCTCCTCAAGCTACCACACTAACAATCTTTATAAATTGAAATTCCGTTGAAATAATTGAAATTTCTTCCCTTTACCTTTTCAAATCGTTTGGCAAGTTCGGTGCTGAATTTGGTATTTGACATACAATATTCGTTGTTATCCCCTGCCCAGCTTGTATAGGCGGCATAGAGCGTGCTTGCCTGAACCGAACCCTCTAACACACATCTGTCCTCGATAAATGCGGAAATAACATCCATTTCACGCTTGTACTCTCTCACGCTCTGAAGAACGGCAGACGGCATTTTCAAACCCTCTCTTTGCCACAGAATACAGCCGTCGATACACCATTTGAAAATTGCTGTCATTTCGGCTTTGAGCTTATGCGTAAGGTTCTTATCAACCTTATCCTCGGGAATCTGAACATTGAACGGTATCATATGTATTCTTCGCCATATGCCCGTGTCAGTGCCTCTGATAATCGGTTTATGGTTTGTCGCCATCCACAGCTTAAACTCGGGCTTGAACTCAAATTCCTCGCTGTACAGCTTTCTTGCCGTTACGGTATCGTCACCCGTAAGCTGTTTGAGAAGTCCCTCATTAATTCGCACGCCCTCGTTCGGCTCAACCGAGGTGACAAGCCTTGCGCCCTTTAACCGTGCAATGTCGCTGTTTATGGCACTGCTCTGAGAGTTTCTTACCATAATTGTTTCAGGCTGAATGTTTGCGGCATAGTCGCCGAATACATCACGGATAACATCAATGAATGTACTCTTGCCGTTTCGTCCCGTGCCGTAAAGGAAGAATGCGCATTGCTCGGCTGTTGAGCCTGTCAGACTGTAACCAACCGCCTTTTGAATGTAGCGAATAAGCTCCTTATCGCCTGCAAAAATATCGTCAAGGAATGCAAGCCAACGGGGACACTCTGCCGTTTGGGAACAGTCAACCGAAGTAATCTTTGTAAAATAATATTCGGGATTATGCGCCCTCATTTCGCCGTTTTTAAGGTTGATTATTCCGCTTGGGGTGTTTAATGCCATACGGTATTTATCCATTTGTGCCGGAAGCACGGGGATGTGGTGTTCAACCTCGTTGAGCATTGCTTTTTTTGATTTGTTGGAACGGCTTGCTTTCATATGCTTTTCAAATGCTTTTGACATATCTCCGCCGTTCTCTTCATCAGCTTGCAAGTACAGTCTTGCTTCGGCTTTCATAGCCTCAACGCTTTTGTCTGCCATTCGCAAAACTACCCCGATATTGTCAACACACCACTTCATAGAATTGTAGTAATACCACTTTTTCTCAGTGTAACAATACCTTACATTATCGCCGAATAAATCAACGAACCTGTCGGCATTGCCCATATCGTCAAAGGTGTAGGCACGCATTTTTTCTTCGTCAACCGCTTGAACAGCCTTGCCCTCACCGATTGAAATTGAATAATCGTTATGCTGTTTTGGGTTATAGGTCTGCGTACAGCCCGACACAGCCTTTTGCAGGGTTATAATGCCGTAGGTTGTACCCGACTGTTTTCTGTCCCACTTATCACGCATCAAGCCTGATTGTCTGAAAATCGAATCCATTTTGTCGGTATCGCAACCGCACCAGAACGCAAGCATATTGCAAAAAGCCATATCCGCCTCACTCTGTGACGAGTAAGCCGAAAAATCACCGCTGTACAGAGCCTTGAAAAGACTGCCGTTCTTAGCGCTGCAGGCGATTCTGACAATATCGTCAACGGTGTTCGGATTGACCTCAATGTTACGGAGCTTAGGCTGTGGCTCTGTTGCCTTGCCGAGATATTTTGAATGCAACGGCTTTATGCTTTCGGTGCAATCGTTTATGTACGCATATGCAGAGCAGTAATCACCTGTCACAACAAAAAATCTGCCGTTTTCGTACATTTCAAAACCGCCCGAATCATTCTTCGCCTTTCTTCTGCCCTCGGGAAGAGTTCCCTTGCAGATTATGTGAACGCCTGTTTTGCTCTGCGAAAATTCGGTGTAGCTCTGCAAAGTGTTCACAAACTCGCTGATTATGTTGTCAGCTCCGCCGTTTTGGTAGTCCTGAATGTCATTTGGCATATCGTCAAGGTCAACACCGAAAAACGGTGAATTTGAGAACATAAAGCCTATACCCGAATATTTGGCGGATTCTCTGACTGCCGTTTCAAAGTCTGACCAAGTGTCCGAGTTATTCGGCATTGCAAAACCACCCGTTCTTGGATTTATCGGTTTCTTTGAAATTCCGCTGTGTGATTTCGGATCTGGATATGACTGCCAGCACACCCAGTTTTTGTAACCTTTCAATTCCTCGGGAACTGCAAAATATTTATTTTTATTTGGGTTTAAATTTGTAAAGCCCATTTTTTCACCTCCATATATAAGGAAAAACACGGTGAAAATTGCACTGCTTTATGCAATTCCCGAAGAATTTTTTTTAAAATCAGAACGGCAAATCATCGTCAATCGGCATATCAACAAAGCCCTGATTTGCTGTCTGTGCAGGTGCATAACTCTGCTGTGGCTGTGCATAGGCTGTAGCTATATTGGTTGTCGTCTGCTTTGGAATATGCTTTACAGTCGGATATTTTGTAGGATTTCTCCAGCTTACTCGCTCCTGTGTTTTTCCGTTGTATTCTTCGTGCTTTATAGTTACACGCAACGGCTTATTGACAAGCTCACCGCAGAACTGCTCAAGGCTGTCGTACTCCTTGCCATCGGGAAGTCCTGCCGCCTTGCCGAGTGCCATAATCTGACCATAGCTGTATCCCTTGACCTGCAAGTCTGCGTTTGTAGGCTCTTTCTTCTTCCACAATGTATCAAATATATATCCGTTTTTATAGTTCTGCTCAACATCATTTCTGATTACCATTGAGATGTTCAGATTTTCTTTGCCATTCTTTGTTACTCTCTCCTCAACCTTAGCGATAAGACACTCATAATCGCCCTCGGGTTTGAGTGAGTTAGACTGTGCCGCCTCGCTCCAATTTGCTTTAAATCCCATAATTTTACTCCTTTGTTATTAACTCTATTGCCTCATCGGCACTTCTGCACACTCCTGCAACAGCGCCGTTGAGTTTCATCATCTGTATAAATTTCTGTTGTTTTTCGCTTGGCTTGCCTTTGGGAGTTTTAACCTCGATAAAAACCGCCCTTCCGTCTGATTTTCTGACACCGAACAAATCTGAAAATCCGGGCGGAACTCCCGTATTGAAATATCTGCCGTCCTTTGTAAAGCCTGCACCTACATTTATACGGAAAATATCGCAGTACGGAGCAATTGCAATACGGATTTTGTTCTGAATTGCGTGTTCTTCTGTCAAGCTATCATACCTCTCTTTCGTGCCTGAAAATATGCCCAGCCTGTTTTGTAACCGTGGCTTTTTGCGTATGCAAGCAAGTCCGCATAGCTGTGGCAATCGTCGGGTGTGCTGAAATCAAGCTTGAATCCCTCAACCTTAATGAGCTTTGCGGTGGTATCGGTTTCAACGGTTCTTTCGGCTGTCGGGAATACATAACCGCAATGCGGACACACGGCTTTCTGCCCTGCCGGCGGTGTCGAAAATGTAAAGAAACATTCGGGACATTGTCTGACCTTTTCCTCCTGCTCCTTTTCGATTTTTTTAACACTCAGCTTTTTGCGTTTTTCAAGCGTCCATTCTCGGTCGTCATCAGGCATTCCGTGCCTTGCATAGTTGCCCACATGGTCAATGATTACCGCCCTTTTGTTTGGCTTATAGCGCATACATCGCATTGACTGCTGAATGTAAAGCGTAAGGCTGTGAGTAGGACGGAGCAGAATTGTGCATTCGCAGTCAGGCACATCAAAGCCCTCTGAAATCAAATCCACATTGCAGAGGATTGTAATTTTGCCGTTTCTGAAATCAGCTATAATCTGTTCTCGCTGTGCCTTCGGAGTTGCTCCGTCAATGTGCCTTGCTGATATACCCGCTTCGCAAAATGCCTGTGCGGTTGCCATACTGTGTTTTACAGTTGAACAATAGCACACCGCTTTTTTGCCGTCTGCAAGCTGTCTGTAATACTTGATTACATCTCCGAAAACTGTATTTTTAGTCATTGCTTTTTCTATTTCGGAGGCGACATACTCGCCCATTTTGGTGTGCAAGCCTGTAAGGTCGGCAACACTCGGAGCGTAGTAATCATACGGAGCAAGGCAGTTATGCTCAATGAGCCATTTTGTACTCACCCCGACTATTAGCTTATCGTTGACATCACCCAAACCGTCACCGTTTAAGCGAACAGGCGTTGCGGTGACGCCAACCCTCGGAACATCTGCAAAATGTTCGTAAATGCGTTTGTAGCTTTGAGCAAGGCTGTGATGATTTTCGTCTGTGATGATAAGTGCGGGTTTTGGCAGTTTCTTCAATCTTCGTGTAAAGGTCTGCACCATACCGATTTGGCACAAATCCATAAGCACACCCCAGCGGACAAAGGTTCTGAATATTTGGTCAACAAGCTCTCTCCTGTGAACAAGGAACAGCACCCGTTTCCCGTTCCAAGTTGTTCGTCTTGCAATTTCTGCGACAATGCAGGACTTTCCGCCGCCGCAACCGAGAACTATGCAAGGAGCTTTGTAACCCTCTCGCCAAGCCTGTCTTACCTGTTCAACAAGGTCATTCTGATACGGTCGGAGTTGCATTGTCTGCACCCTCTCTCTGCTTTTCCTGTTTCTTCTGCTTTATCAGCTTTGCAACACACTGCATACAGAGCTGTCTGCCGTAATTTCTGGTTGTGCCGTCAATGATCTGTTTAACGGTGCGTTTGCCGTATGCCATAATTACATCTCCGCAATCGGAACACCTCGGAAGTTCAACACCCTTTGAGAGCCATTCTCCAAGCTGTTTACCGAGTTCGGGAGTAATTATGCCCGTCCAACTGTCGAGAAAAGTCGTATCTTTTGAAAGACTTGCATTGTGAGTACGGTCAAGCTGAAAACACATATCAAATTCATATTCCGTGTTTTCCCTCTGAACAGGGGCAAGTCCGATTTTTACAGGCACGGTTTTTCCTCTGTCATTTACTTCCATTGCATAAGCCATTTTGGCACGCATTGTAATAATTGTGTGGCAATCAACCGAAAGAATTGTATTTACAAGGTTGTTCTGAATTTTACCTGCTTCATCCCAAGCGGTATAATCGTTCTTGCCACGCTGTTGAGCAATCTGTGATTTTATATCAAGAACACCGCCCTCGTTATCCCAACAATGGGAAAAGCTGTCAACAACAATTGCACCGTCAGAACCGACAATATCAGCCGCCGATTTCACATATTCAATATATTTATCGGGTGTATATGGCGGTGTCATTGAGGCATAAAGGAATTTGCCTGTATTAAGGTCTGTCCTGCTTGCGTAAAAGCGGCCTCTTTCGTGTTCTGTATCAATCAAAGCAACCTTTGACCAGTCGCCTGTAATGCCATATGCAAGATACAGACTTGACAATGTTTTTCCGCTGCCTGACGGACCTGTTACGGCAATTCGTGCCTTTGACTTTGCTCTTGTTACCTCTGAAAAATCAATCATCTGTAACACCTCACTTAATACTTAACGACTGCTTGGCTTCCATATGTACGAAGGGGATTTCTTCGCCCTTTTTGCAGAGAGCCTTGACATCATTCTTTTTCACCTCGGGCATACTGTACTTCAAAAGGTGGTCAAGATTGTGTTCCTCCGCCCACTCAACAAATGAAATTTCATCATCAATAACAAGGCTCGGAGCATTCTTTTTGAGCGACATAACCGCTCTCGGCATATCAATCTTCTGTCTGCCGAGTGCCTGCATTGACTTAAACAGATAGGTTTTAAGGCTCTCCGCCTGTTTTTCTTTTTGCGACTGTCTTTTTGCAATTGCCGTCTTTTCGGCTTTAAGCATTTTAGCCTCGGCAAGAAGCTGTTTGTAGTAGATTGCTATGCTCTCGGCTTTCTCATCAAATTCGCCCTCAATGCCCGTGAGAGTATCGAACCACGCTGTCAACATCTTGTTGCGATATGCGTCCACATTGGCAATGATGTTGCCGTCATCATCAATCGGCATTCCGTCTGCGTTTGTATCGGGTTCCCATTCGTTGACAGCGTCAAACTGATTAAATAAATCCGAGTACATCTCGGTAAGCTCATAAAGTTTCATTGTTGCTCCCCCTTAAAGATTTATGTTTTGTGTGGCGAGTGCCTCTATTAAATGTTCAACCTTGCCTTTGAAAAATTCTTTGTCCTGTGATTGCTTTGCAAAATCGAGCATACGGATAAAGCTGTCATATGCAATTGAAAAGTATGCCTTAAAAATATCCTTATCATCTGATGAACCGTCGGCAGTCTGAACATTTTTCAACCTTTCTTCATACTCCTCTTTCTGTTTGCGAAGAGCCTCCTGCTTTTCATCCTCAAGCTGTTTTCTGACAATTTTCTCGTTGTTACGATACTCTTCTTCGAGTTCGTCATAATGCTTAATGTTCTCCCTCTCCAAAGCCTTAATCGTTTCATTAAGTTTGCGTTCATTGTCGCTCGGCTCTGCAACGGCAACTTCGATAGGACGGTTTTCAAGCTCCTGAACTTTATTCGTCAGCTTGAAATTTTTGTTCTTTTCCTCTGCAAGCTGATTTTCAATATTGCGGTAGCTTTCTTTTGAAGTGTCCGCCTGTTGCTTGTAATAGTCAGCGTCTTTCTTAGCGTTATTGAGCTGTCTGCAATAGTCAATGCTTTTGTTGGTTGCCTCCTGTTTTTCGTCCTTCAGCCTGTCAATCTCTGCCTTTAACTGCTTGACCGTTGTGTTTTCAAGGTCAAGCTTTTCGGCGATTTCAGTCTGTTCGGGTTCGCTTATGGTAGCGAGCAACATCAACTTACTTTTGCTAATTTGTGCAAACGTTTGCACATTTTCAGGGTTTATTTTTTCTACAATAGAAATATAATTGTAGGCATTTCTGCGTTTGATTCCTACCTCTGTTTCGCAATAGTCCTCAAAGTTCTGATATCCAAGCTCCTTGTACAGCTTGTTGTCACGCATTGTTTTAAGTCCGTTGCACATATCCCATATGTTCTGCTGTGCAAGGTTTGCGCTGACAATTATCTTCTGATGCAGTTCAATTGCCTGCTTATGCTGTTCGCTTACTGTTATTTCTGACATTTTTTATATCCTCCAAAAATTCAGCGTATTGCTTTTCAAATTTCTTGATTTCATCCGGCTTTTTAAATCCGCTGTCACGCTCATTTTTGTAACCGTGGCACTGCATTATTTCCAATGTTTCGGGATTTACTTCAATCGTAAAAAACGGGATTTTCGGTTTATCTTTATGACGAATGAAAAGTATTATCGTGTCACCTCTTGCGTGCCGTCTTACATATCCGCCGACGCAATGCTGTAATATTCTGCCCTCTGCTATTATTTCTTCACCGCTTTTGGGGGCAAGCATTATAAGGCTGTCTGTGCTCATCAGTAACGGAGAAAGTGTCTTTGCCATTTTTGCAATCTGTTCCGTTTCTTCTTTGTTTGCATAGAAAGCAACCTTTTCAAGCGTTCGGTCGTGAGCCTCTTCAAGATGAGCCGGCATTATTTCTTCAATACCCTCGGGAAGCTTTTTGCAATTATCAAGATAATCCTTCCACAGCATTACTCTCCGATTGTTTTTGCCGTACTTCAGAATCTGTCTGTATGTAAGGTTATTTTTGTGAAGTTCATCTACAGCATAAGTACTGAGCTTTGACAGCTTGCTTATGAACTCGCTTGCCATATGAATAGTCGGTTCTTCCTTTATCACACTGTGGTAAAGCTCAATTGCGCTTGAATCATAATCTGCGAAAAAGTGCATATCCTCCTTACGGCATCCGAGCATTTTAAGCAGATTGGTTTCTTTCCAATGAATTTTATTGAGTGAAAGTTTGCCGTCAATCAAAAGCTCTGCAATATGCTCAAAACCACCTTTAATCAGGTATTCTGCATTATTGTGCCTTACATATATGTTCAGCCATTTGAGAATCCCTTGAACCGTATATCTGTTTGAAAGCTCATCCGCACACGAATATCTGAGGTCCGTATGAGATATTACATCAAGATTCAAAAGTACGGTTGAACCCCAGCCTGAATACAAGGTTTTTTCTGACGGTCCCCAATACCAATAAAGACCTTTTGGAGTGTATGGAATAACTCCATCACTTTTCATAAGATGAAACGAACCGTAATCGTAAGAGAACCGTTGCATTGCGTGTTGTTCATATACATAAAGATATTCATCCGAAAAAGTATATCGGGGCATCATTTCGACAGGATTTTCGTTGTAAATATCTTCCGAAAATCCCTGATAAACCGTTACAAATCTGATGTACAGTCTGCCGTTTTGAGCAAAGCAAAGCCCAAACTTGCGACTTCTTTCAAGTTTCTTTCTGCCGTAGTGCAGGGCTTTTGCTTTTACGCTTTCCTTGCAATGACCGCAGACAAATTCCTGATTATGACAAAGTCGGAGCTGTTCGCCGATGTGCCAGCTTTGACAGCTTGTGCAGAAATAGTCGCAGGTTCTTTTGCTTTTATTTTCATAAAAGGCATATTGTGGGAAATACGGCACTACTTGCTCTTCGTTTTCACTTGTAATATCAGGAATATTCTCGAGCAGATATTCGGGATTTTTAATCATGCTGACACCTACCAATCTATAAGATTGCCGAGGTCAAGAGTAACAGGATCTGTTTTCTGCTCTGCGACATTAGGTTCTTCAAGTTCGTATTCAGACATATGTATCTGCATTGTGAAAGTAACCTTTGCTCCGGGGAAAATCTTACCGACAATCTGCTGATACACATCAAGGTCGGAAACTGCAGCGGGGAGCTTCTTTCCCACTTCATCAATCAGGTTTTCAAGGTTTTTTGCAGCCGTAACGGCTCTTGCAAATTCCTCGTTCTGCGCCGAAAATTCGCAGAGCATTTTCTTTACCGGCTCAAGAATTGCTTTAGATTTATGGTCTTTAAGATTTTTTTTGTTGCACAACTTGATTTTTTCTGTTGCAGAGGATATAATTGAATCAGGTTTATTGTTCTTTGTGCTTGTGGCATTCACAGTGTCGCAGGCACTTTTTTTATTGCTCATTTCT